CTCAAGCCATTGCTGGTGCTGACGTTTTAGTTTCTGGACATTATCATTCGTTTTCTGCAAACGTGGCAGGCCGCAACCCCGTCTCCGAACGGCAACGATGGTCAATCGGCGCACCAACACTCGACAACGGAAGCGACTGGTACAGGACTACGGCAGGCCGCGACTCCGACCCTGGCCTGTTGGTGTTCGATGTGACCTCCAACGGGTTCGACCTCAGCTCACTCACGATCCTCTAGGGGTTGTAAATCTTTTCGTAGCGTGTTGACAAACGTATATACACACGGCATACTATGTACATGACAACGACAAAGAACCCCCAGTTCACCGCAGAAGTAAAAAACGGGCAGCACTTCCTGTACAACCGCAACGTGTTCATCGGCGCATGGTCAGACGCTTACGAGTTTGAGCTGTTCTGCGGCAACCGCGGCATCGTTGTTGAGGTGGCCGCGTGAGCGCCGACCCGATGCCTATTCGCTCCGTGCGCGTGCCGGATGGTACGTGGGCGGCGGCTCAGGCTAAGGCCGATGAGCGGCGCGAGAATTTGTCGGATGTGATTCGTAAGGCGTTGGAGGCTTACGCGCGTAAGAAGTAGGGCGCGCGGTGATTCTTACCACTTTGCGTATTGACAAACGTATTGACAGCGTGCATACTATAACTATGACAACGACACCGGCACAAGACCTCACCGCAGCAATCGAAACCGCCACCGCCAACATCAAGAAGGCAACCCGCCTTGGACTTAGCAACATGGCTCAGGACATCCGCCGCGAGCGCAAGGCCATGACCGCAAAGCTCGAAGGACTCAGCGCGTGAGAACGTCCACCGGAATCCTCATTGACCACTGTGGGGACTGCGGGTCAGCGCACCCGGTAACCCGTTCCCACTGCGTGCAGTGCGGGGCGGCGTCGCTGTTCATTGCGCCGGACGGTGTCTGCATCCGCCACGCGTGCCAAAATTAGACGCGCGAATTGAACACACGGCAAAGCCCCGACATCCTCACCGGTTCGGGGCTTCACCTTTGCCCACCGAACCTGCCTAACCGTTCACCCGCAATTTGCCTAACAGGAAAGTGTTTGGTGACTGATGATCCCCACACCGCAATTTGAACCACGCTTAGACGACAACGCGTTGGTGGTCATTGCGGCAGCCGATCATGTCGCCGGACTACTCCCCGACAGCTCGCGCGGGTTTACGGTCACAGAACGGTTAGACGGTGTAACACTTGCCGCCCTCAAAGAGATGGGCCGCAAGGTCATCTAATGGCCGGCCAATGGGTGTACGTCCCAACCGGGTCAACCATCCTCGTCACACCGTCACCGTCCTACCCGGCTGTTGGCGGGTTAGACGACATGACCGACGTGCTTGACCATTGGGCAGACACACGCACCGGAAGTTGCACCGTTATTGATGACGGGCCAACCATCACCCGCGGCACAGAGTAAGTGGCAACCAACCCACGCGGCGGCAGAAAATACATGCAAGCAATAGCCGCCCTAAAAAACCGCGGCGACATGCAAAACTGCTGGCGCTGCGGCAAAGAACTATGGGCAGAAGCCCCCAAAGGTCACCCCCGCTCCATAACGCTAGGACACTACACAGCGTTAGAAGACGGCGGCGACGTACTCGGAGAAGGCAACCACGGGCCTGAGTGCATGAAATGCAACTACGGAGACGGTGCAAGACGCACCAACGCTAAGCGTGCAGGGCGCGACGTTGGCACCAGCTACCGCAACCCGGCCTACTAATAAAGAACCCCCGCACTGCGTAAACAGCCGGGGGCGTGACCAGCATTGGAGTGCTGATATGCGTAAGCCTAACCAAACATGCGGCGATTGCGGCATAGCGGCATACAGCCCTAAGCCGGGGTCACAGTACAGATGCCACCCATGCAGGCGCATCAGGCCCACGATTCGCAAGACCCACGGCTACCGCTGCGAACAGTGCGGATCGGCCTTTGCGAGGCATCAGGCCAACGCCTACAGGTTTTGCTCACGCGAATGCTCGGCACGCTGGCACGGAGCCAAGAGAACCATCAGGCACCCCGACGACTGGCACAGCACAAGAACGCGTAGAGAAAACAACGCACCCGGCCTGCCAAAGTCAAAACGCACCAAACTACTCAAGACCTGGCAAACACAACAACGCGCATGTGCCTACTGCCCACAGCTTGCCGACACGATAGACCACGTGATGCCCCTCGTCCGCGGCGGCACAAATTACGAAGGCAACCTCGTTCCCTGCTGCCGAAAATGCAACAGCTCAAAATCTGGCAAGACAATCATTGAATGGCGGCACGGCGTATCACTGGGCAAGGTCAAGGACTCTGCGGAGTGGATGGGCCTACCACCCAAAGCCAAGACGCCTAAGGCAGTCAAGTCGCCTCACGACTGCCCCATCTGTCAGACAGCGACGACACGCTCCGTCTACTGCTCACGCGAATGCGCCCGCGAATCTCAGGGCCGCTACGTAAGAGACCGCTACAGAGCCGCACGCGGACTCGCGCTCGACCGGAATCGACCAGTCAAGAAGCGCGCCACACGGCCAACATTCAGCCTAGTTTAAGGTTCAGGGGGGTCTGTTAGACCGCGCCCACTTAATTTTTGCGAGCGATCCGACCCCTACCCCATCACGCGCGAGGTGCCCATGTTGTTTGATGAGTTGTCGGTTCGGGCGGCTGTTGATGAGTCGATTCGGATTAATGGGCAGTTGTTGCCGGAGGATGCTGGGTTGGTTGCGGCGGCTCGTGCGGTGGCTGATCGGATTGATGGTGCGATTGCTGCGGAGTCGGGTGCGGAGTTGACGAAGGCGTTGTATTTGATTCCGCATGTGACGAATTTGTTGCGGGAGATGTTGGCGACGCCTGCTGCTCGGTTGAATGCGAAGGTTTTGAAGGAGGTTCCGGGTGGGAAGCTCGGTCAGCTCCGGGGTATTGCGGGGGGTAAGTCTGCTGGGTAGTGAGGTGCCGCGCGTGTTTACTCCACCGTTGCGGAGGCTGACGGCTAAGACTTCGCGTGGGTTTGAGTGTGTGGAGTTTGCGGAGCAGGTGTTGGGCATTGAGTTGTTGCCGTGGCAGCGGTGGATGTTGGTTCATGCGTTGGAGATCAACGCGGACAACACGTTTCGGTTTCGCACCGTTGTGTTGTTGGTGGCACGTCAGTCGGGTAAGTCAACGCTCATGCAGGTGTTGTCGTTGTGGCGCATGTATGTCGATGCTGCTCCGTTGGTGATTGGTACGGCGCAGAACTTGGATATTGCGGAAGAGGTTTGGCGGGGCGCTGTGGAGATGGCGGAGGAAGTGCCGGAGTTGGCGGCGGAGCTTGAGCAGGTGTTCAAGCAGCCGGGGAAACAATACTTCCGGCTTACGTCAGGTTCGCGTTACAAAGTGCAGGCGGCGTCTCGGCGTGGTGGTCGCGGGTTGTCTGGCGATCTGGTCATTTTGGATGAGTTGCGTGAGCATCAGACGTGGGATGCGTGGTCGGCTGTTACAAAGACGACGATGGCGCGGGCGCGTGCTCAGGTGTGGGCGGCGTCTAATGCGGGCGATCGCACGTCGGTTGTGTTGTCCCATTTGCGGTTGCTTGGGCATTTGGCGATCGGTGATCCTGACGGGTTGAACGGGTCGGATGCGGGCGCTGATGTGGCTGATGACACGTTGGGTTTGTTTGAGTGGTCGGCGGCTCCGGGCCGTGATGTGTTGGATCGTGCGGGGTGGGCTGAGGCTAATCCGGCGTTAGGGTTCACGATTACGGAGCGGGCCATTGCGTCGGCGGCTGGGCAAGATCCTGAGCCGGAGTTCCGCACGGAAGTGTTGTGTCAGTGGGTGGACAAGCTGCGTGAGGGTGTTTTACCGGCTGGCGTGTGGGAGTCCAATTTGGTTGGTGTTGATCATGTTGTGGTGTCGCGTCCCGTTGTGTCGGTTGATGCGCGGACGGGTATGCGGCAGTCGTTTGCTGTGGTTGTTGCTGGTGCGTCTGATGGTTTTGATTTGGTTGATGTTGCCCGGTATGAGATGGGTGCGGATGTGAAGTGGGCTGCGGAGCATATTGTTTCGGAGACTGTGGGTGTGCTTGAGCGGTTGGGTTTGTCTGAGGTTGTGGTTGACAAGTTTGGTGACAACGCAAACCTGATTCCGTTGTTTGATGAGGCTGGCATTACGGTGCGGCAGTTGGACACGTTGGACATGCGGCGGGGTGCTATGGGTTTCACTGACGCGCTAATCAACGGGCGGGTGAAGCACAAGGGGCAGGAGCCGTTGAACGTGGCCGTGCTCGGTGCAGAAAAGCGCACATCTGGTGAAGGGTTTTTGTGGTCGCAGGCGCGATCGTCTACGGACATTACAACGTTGCGGGCGGCAACTGCTGCTTGGTGGGTTTACATAAACGGGTTGCAGTCTGATGCTGACCCGCTCGATGGAATGTTTTAGGAGGCACCGTGCGTGAAGTGTTGACGACACTGTTGGAGGTGTTGGGCATTGTGGCGGTTGTCGCGGGTGTGGCGTTCATGTTTTGGCCTGCTGCGTTTGTGGTCGGCGGGGTTGGTCTGATCTTTGTGAGCCGGGGGCTGAGCCGATGAGTGTTCTTTTTCGCAAGTCGGATTCGGGTGAGCAAAGGTCTGCCGGCAATTGGGCGGCGTTGTGGGGTTCGGGTCAGATTGACACTGTTGATGGCGGCAAGTGGAAGACGGCTCTCAGCTTGGTGCCCGTGTATGCGTCCACTTCTCATATTGCTGATGCGTGGGCGTCGTCTCCGTGGTGTGCGTATGAGAAGTCGGCGGCGGGTGTGCCGGTGAAGTCTGCTGTGCAACCGCGCCTGCTGACTGATCCTGGAACGTTTGCCCTTGATTTGTATTCGTGGCGGTTCCAGCTGGCAACCTCGTTGGGGTTGTGGGGGAATGCTTACGGGTTGGTGACGGCTACCGATCAGGTGGGGACGCCTGCGCAGGTTGTGTGGTTGCGCCCCGACCGGGTTGAGGTGGATGAAGAGTTCGGGCGTGCCCCGCGTTACTTCTACGAGGGCCGCCTCATTGATGCAGCTTCGATGATTCACATTCCCTGGTACGTGGTGCCCGGCTCGGTCAAAGGGTTGTCACCTATTGGCGTGTTTCGCACGCAAATTGAAACGGGTGTGGAAGCGCAAAAGACGGGAAAAAGTTTTTACAAGCGTGGGGCTGTGCCGGGCGCCATTTTGAAGCACAGCATGAAGGGGATGACGTCGGAGCAGGCGACGGAGGCTAAGCGTCGGTTCATGGCGTCCACGTCATCGAATGAACCGTTTGTGTCCGGCAGTGACTGGGATTACCAGTCCATCCCGTTGCCCCCGTCGGATGTGAATTTTATCCACGGCGTGAAGTTGACGGCTAACCAGATTGCTGCTGTGTATCGGGTTGACCCGGACATGGTGGGTGGTGAGGCGGGCGGTTCAACGTTGAAGTATGCGACGTTGGAGATGAATGAGTTGAACTTCAACACGCGCACGTTGCGCCCGTTTGCTACTCGTGTGGAGTCGGCGCTTGACCGCGTGTTGCCGCCTACCCAATATGTGAAAGCGAACTTGGATGCGCGTGTTCGTGCGGATCTGAAAACGCGGTACGAGTCGCACAAAATTGCGATCGACGCGGGATTCAAAACGTTGGATGAGGTGCGGGCGTTGGAAGAGTTGCCGCCGTTGACTACGGGTGACGGTGACGCGTCGGCGCGCAGTGTTGCCGAGATGGTGCAGAAACTGTATTTAGGGGTTGGCGTTGTGCTGACTGCTGATGAGGCGCGAACGCTTGCCAATCGTGCGGGCGCTGGCTTTGAGGGTTCATTGCCTGTTATTGAGTCGGGGGTTTGATCATGGATGTTGAGCGACGTTATTTGGCACAACCGGTTGAGTTGCGGGCGATGGATGGTGGGCCGGGCATCCTTGCCGGGTATGCGGCGAAGTTCATGCGGTATTCGCAAAACTTGGGCGGGTTCGTTGAGCAAGTGTCCACGCGGGCGTTTGCTAAGTCGTTGGCAGACCGGGTGAGCGTGCTGGCACGGTACAACCACGACGACAACTACCTGCTGGGTACAACTGATGCGGGCACTTTGCGCATGTCCGCAGACGACATCGGGTTGCCGTATGAAGTTGATTTGCCGGACACGTCGGCGGGGCGGGATGTTGCCGTGCTTGCCAACCGTGGCGACCTCCGCTATTCCAGCTTTGCCTTCCACACGTTGGAGGATGAGTGGGGGGTGACGGAGCAGGGGTTCCCGCTGCGCACCCTCGTCAACGTGCAACTGGTAGATGTTGCCCCCGTCAACTCACCCGCCTACTTGGACACGTCGAGCGGTATGCGTTCTCTGGCTGAGCGTATTGACGTTGAACCAGACGACTTGGGCCGCGTGTCGTTGGAAGAAATCCGGTCGCGCCTACTAGTCGCACACGACCTGACGTTGGAGGTACGTCAGGACGAACAAGTTTCGGAGACAGAAGAAGTCGAGCAGGTAGAAAACCACTCGGCACTGATCATGCTCCGTCAACGGCAACTTGAACTAAAACTCAAGTAACCGTTTCCAGTCAACCCGTCGGCAGGTAGATAACCACCGACACAACCCATTTGAAGCCTCCACAGATCGTGGGGGCTTTTGTCATTCCTAAAAGGAGAAATCATGTCTGAAATTGCAGACCGCTTGCTTGAGAAGCGGGCCAACATTGGCCTGGAAATGACCGCGCTGCTGACGCACGCCGAGTCGGAGAACCGCGACCTGGACGCCACCGAACAGGTGTCCTACGCAAAAATGAACGATGACCTGGACTCGCTTCGTGCGCGTGCTGACCGTCTGAACGCTGACGAGAAGGCAACCGCCGAAACGGAAGAGGCAATGCGTTCACTGAGCGCACGTCGTGTCACCGGCCCGACTGCTGACGCTGACGATTCGGAACTACGCAAGTTCATGCGCGGAGAATCCCGTTCGTTTGTGGCCGCACCGACCACTGCCGAAATGCGCGACCTGACCAGCATCACCACGGCGTCGGGTGGGGCAACTGTCCCGAAGTCGTTCTACGGTGAGCTGTACCAGCACATGATTCAGAATGCGGCGCTACTCCAGTTCGCAACCGTCATCCGTACCACGGGTGGGGAGCCTCTGGAGTTCCCGGTGACCACCGCGCACAGCAGTGCCGCGTTGACCGCTGAGAACACAGCCATTTCTGAGTCTGACCCGGTGTTCGCCACTCGCACCCTTAACGGCTACCAGTACGCGACGCTGATTCAGGCGCCCCGTCAGCTGGTGGACGACACTGGGGTTGACCTTGAGGGTTACCTGTCGGCGCAGGCTGGCCGTGCGGTTGGTAACGCTTTGGGCGCTCACCTTGTTGCGGGTAGCGGTTCGAGCCAGCCGACCGGCCTGATGACCAGCACCACGCTGGGTGTCACCGGTGCCAACGCTGCTGTAGGTGCGTTTACTGCGGACAACCTGATTGACCTGTACTACTCGGTCATCAGCTCTTACCGCAACTCACCGTCAGCTGCATGGTTGATGCGCGACCAAACCCTTGCCACTGTGCGCAAGCTCAAGGGTTCGGACAACAACTACCTGTGGGTTCCGGGACTTGCGGGTGCGCCTGACACGATCCTGGGCACGCCGGTTGCTACCGACCCGAACGTGGCCGCTGTGGGTCTTGGCGCACGCTCGGTTGCCTTCGGTGACATGAGCGCGTACTACGTGCGCCTTGCTGGTGGAATCCGGTTCGAGCGTTCCGACGAGTTCGCGTTCAACACCGACCAGGTGACCTTCCGTTGCCTTGTTCGTGGAGACGGCGTGCTGCTGGATCAGACCGGAGCCGTCAAGCACTTCATTGGTGGCGCTTCCTAAGTAGCAGTTCTCTTTGGCCGGCCCCGGTGGTGTCATTCGACTGCCGGGGCTGGTGAGAACACCAGTTCCATTTCCTGCGTGTGCCTCCCGCAAAATGCGGGGGGTATGCATGGGCACACTTGGCGGGATAACCCCGCAGAATCAATCCTCGCGCGTCTCACAGATGGTTTTCGCGGGATGTTCGCACACCAGTTCGACAGTTAGGGGTCAGTCATGGCGAAAGTAATCATTTTGCGTGTTGTAAGCGGGTCGCGTGACGGCATCGACTGGCCGACACCTGGTGAGTCTTTGGACGTGCCAAAGGATGAGGCTGAGCAGTTGGCCCGTTTGGGTATCGCTCGCATCGTTGAGGTGAAGGTGAAGCCTGTTGAGCGTGCAACGGCTCCGAAGGCTGAAACGCGGAAAGGCTAAACCGTGGCAATCGTTGACGGGCTGATTACGTTGGCCGATGCGCGCGCATCTTTAGGGTGGGCTGTTTCCGACAACGCCAACGATGCTGACTTGGAACGGTATGTAGAGGCGGCAACACCCGTCATTGAAAACATTACTGGCCCGTTGGTGTTGCGCACGGGTGTTGTGTTCACGTTGGATGGTGGCCGTACTCGGTTGGTGTTGCCGACTCGGTTTGCGTCTGTCACCTCCATTGTTGAGTCGGGTGTGCCGGTGACAGATTTTGTTGCTGAACCGTCTGCCGGGTTGATTACCGGCGGCACTACCGAGTCGCCCCGATATTTTGCCTACGGTGTGCAAAACATTGTTGTCACCGTGGTGACGGGTGCGGCGACGATTCCGGCAAACGTGCAACTTGCCACGCGTGAGCTGGTGCGGTTTTTGTGGCAGCAGGGTCGTCAGGCGAACATTCCCGCATTTGGTGAGGCACCGTCTGATGCTTCCGTGCCGATGGGGTTTGCCGTGCCAAAGCGGGTTATGGAGTTGCTGCAACCCACTCCGCGCATTGCAGGGTTTGCCTGATGGGGTCGAGCACGCAGGCGCGCGAGTTCCGCAAAGCCATTTTTGACCGATGCGTGATCTTGTTCTCTGGCGACGTTGACCCGTACACGCTCGTTGTGCGGGGTTTGCCCGCGTTTGCTACAGCCTCCGACAACGTGTGCATTGGCGCTGTCACTGCCAATCAGCAGTCGGTGACGTTTGGTACGCAACGTTCGCGCGAAGAATCACTGACCTGCCAAATCGACTTCTACTCATTCCGCGGGGGCGGAGAAAGTGTTGAGGAAATGGTGGAAGCGCGCGCCTACCAAATGCTTGAACGGTTAGCCGAATACGTGCGCGTCACCGACACCACGTTGGGCGGCGTTGTCCGTCAATGCTTCCTCACTGACATTGCCGCTGATGCGGCTACTGATCCTGACGTGCTCGCAAAAGGGCGAATGCACGTCATCACGGCAACTCTGTCTGCCGACGCGCGAGTAAGGAGTTAGACCGTGGCAAAAGTCAAAAACGTGTCAACGCAAGGTGACCTTGAGTTGCCGCTGCTGGGACGCATTGTGAAGGCCGGTGAAGTGTTTGAGGTTCCTGCTGACGTGGCGGAGCTTTTGGTTGTTCAGTCCAACGTTTGGGCTGCCGTGAATGTGAAAGAGGTGCGCAATGCCAACCCAGCTTGATGCTCAAATTGGTTACAAGAAAGAAACCGTATTCGGTACGGGTGTGGTCGTTGACCAGTTTGTTGAGTTCATTGAGGAAGACCTGACCTATGTGCCGGAGTATGCGCAGGGTGTGGGTATGCGGGTTGGGCAACGGTTGAACTTCTCCGATCGGCGCGTGTTGGTGAAAGAGGAAGTGAGCGGCTCGTTCACTGTTGAAGGGCAGAGCCGCGGGTTGGGGAAACTGTTTGAAGCAGCGCTCGGCGGTGTGGGAACGTCCACACTGATTACCGGGTCGGCGTATCAGCAACTGTTCACCCCTACGCAAAACGACTTCCTGGACTCGTACACGATCCAGAAGGGTGTCCCACCTTTGGGCGTCGGTGCAACGAACCCGCACACGTTCACTGGCATGGTGTGTTCAGGGTTCGAGCTGACTGCTGCAAACGCATCCATTCCAACAATCAAGTTCAACTGGATGGGTCGCGGCTTGGCGACGGCAACAGCGTTGGCTGTTGCGTCGTACCCGGCAGGCGTTGAAGAGTTGTCGTTCATTCATGGTGCCGTGACCATTGGCGGGTCGGTGACCGTGCCGACGAACACGGCGCTTGCTACGGGTGGCACGGCAACGGTGAACGTGCGCGACATTAACCTGACGTATGACAACGGTTTGGACTCTGACGGGTTCAACTTTGGCAGTGTCGGTCAGCGCAGTCGCAAGCCCGCTTTGGGCAAGCGTTCACTCACCGGGTCGATGACCGTCGAGTATGACTCAAACGTGTTGCGGGATGCGTACATTAACCAAACCAATTTGGCGATCGTGTTGACGTTCCGCACATCCACCGTCATTTCTGGTGCCAACAACCCAACATTGCAGATCACTATTCCGGTTGTGCGCTTGGAGGGTGACGTGCCGATTGTTGCCGGCGGGGGCGTGGTTACACAGAGCATTGACTTCACGGCCCTTGATGGGCGTGTTGCAGCGCATCCGCTTTATGTGGCGATTGTGACGGCTGAAACGGCAATCTAATGCCGGTCACTATTCGCATTGATCCGGGTGAGTTGAACCGGTTGAAGTTAGATCTGGACGCGGCGGACAAGAAGTTGACGACGGCGTTGCGGAAGCGGATCAAAGCGGCGGGGCAGGTTGCCGTTGATGCGATCCGTGACGCGTTGGATGATCCGCCACCTGCTGGGCAGCCTGACCCGTCGGGGTTTCGGGAAGCGTTGCAGGCGGGCACATCCACTGCGGTGTCATTTTCTCGAACGGGTGCGTCGGTCAAAATCAAAACGTCGTCGTCTCGGTTGCCTGCCAACGAGAAGGATCTGTTCGCGGCGTACAACACGAAGCGCGGTTACCGCATTCCATTGTTTGGCGACAGCAGGCGCACGTTTAGTGCGCAGGGGCGTCCATATTTTGGGGCCGCTGTTTTGCAGCGGAGCACGATCAGCAACATTCAGGATGAAGTTTTGGCGGCACTGGATGCCGCTGTTGATGCTTTGGGGGGTCGGATCAGGTGACGAGTATTCGCGTGGGTGGCACTGTTTACAGTTTGCAGGAGTCGGTGAACGGGGCAACCCTGGGTGACTTGTATGCGTTGAAAGTGCAAACGCGGCGGGATGGTTCCCCTGGCGTGTCGGTTAAAACGATTGCAGACACGTTCACCCGGATCGGTGCGGAGTCGGCGGTTGACGGGTTCAACTCTATTGACCTGTTGGACGATGACGTATTCATTCAAAACATGGTCGGCGTGGTTTTTCTCGCTCGACGTAAAGCGGGCGAACAGGTCACCTTTGATGATGCTGGCCGGGTTGCGTTCAACGACATTGAGTTCATTTCTGACGATGAGGATGACGAGCCGACCCCTTTAGGCGCGGCGGCAGAAAGCGGCCCCGCAGTGTAGTTGGCGATCTTGAACCATTTGAGGACATCCTTCTCGACATTTACACGTGGCTTCCTGCGGTGCAGGTTCACATTCCCGGTTGCGGGGTCACTCCGTTCAACGTTATGGAGTTGACGTTCAACTGGTGGCGGGTTTATCGCGGTCACGCTGTGGCGGCGGTTGAGGCAGATCAGAAGCAGGCTAAGTCGAACAGGAGCAACCGTGGCTAAGCGCACTTTAACGTTCGACCTGTTTGCAAAGAACAACACTTCCAAAGCGTTCAAGGGTGTTGGCGATGACGCTAACAAAATGGGTGACGTTCTCGGCAAGGTTGGCGTTGGTGTTGGTATTGCGTTCGCGGCGGCGGCGGCGGGCATCATCGCTGTGGGTGTGGATGCGTTCAAAGCGTTGCAACGCATTGAAACTATTGGTGCGCAAACAACTGCCGTCATCAAGTCCACCGGTGGTGCGGCGAATGTTACCGCTGAGGACATTGCGAAGTTGTCGGATGCGTTGGAGCGGAAGACGGCTACCGAGTCGGAGTCCATTCGTGAGGGTGCAAACCTGCTGCTGACGTTCACCAACATTCGCAACGGTGCCGGTAAGAACGAGAAAGTGTTCGACCGGGCGACCGAGCTGATGGTGGACTATGCCCGCGCGATGGGCATGGATGCAAGCGACGGTGCCATTCAGCTCGGTAAGGCGTTGAACGATCCCATCAAGGGTGTCACCGCGTTGGGCAAAGCAGGTGTGCAGTTCACGGACGAGCAGAAGGGCATGATCGCCTCTCTCGTTGAGTCGGGCGATTTGATGGGCGCTCAAACCATCATCCTTGACGAGCTGCAAACACAGTTCGGCGGCTCCGGTGCTGCTTACGCAGGTACGTTCGCGGGGCAAATTGACACGTTGAAGAACAATCTCGGCGGCATGGCCGAAGAAATTGTGATCAAGCTGATGCCCGTGTTGACGGCAATGTTGGATTACATGAACGGTGAAGGGTTGCAGAAGCTAGGCGACTTCGCGGACTGGTTCCTTGAGGAAGCCGTGCCAGCGATCGGCGCGTTCATTGACACGCTGGCCAAGATGAAGCGAGACGGAACGCTGATTCCAAGCGTGCTCACCGCGTTGGCTGCGGTGACTTTGGCACAGCTTGGGTTGAACATTGCAATGAATGCAAACCCGGTCGGCGCGGTCATTTCAGGTATTGCCGTTCTTGCTGGATATTTCACCTGGTTGGGCACCAACTCGGACTCGGCAAAAAACATGGTGTTGAACGCTGCCGACAACACACTGATCTTCCTGGCGACGGCGGCAATCAGCCTGAACAACATGATCGGCAGTTTCGTCAACGGCATTATTGGCATGATTAACGGCGTATACACGCCGCTGAATGCTTTGCTCACATTGTTGAACCTGCCCACGTTTGTCATCCCTAAGTTTGTGCCGAACAACTCGGTGCTGAACGGGATGATTGGGCAGGCGAACGCGAACATTGCGCAAGGCCAAACGCGGTCGAATCAAACTCCGGCAAGAACTTCTCAACGCCCGCGAACGTTCATGGCTGAGGGTGGCATTGTGCGTCCCACTCCGGGCGGCACAGCGGCAACCATTGGTGAGGCTGGACAGGCTGAGGCGGTCATCCCGTTGTCGGCGGCATCGCTGGCACGGTTCGGTTTGGGCGGTGGCGGTGGGGTGACGGTGATTGTGAACGGGAGCGTGCTGGCTGACGAACGCAAACTCGCAACCGCTGTGCGTGATGCGATCAAGAATCAGCGCGGGCAAGGCTTTTCCACGCAGGGAGCGTTCGCCTAATGCCACGCATGGCTCAGCAGCTTGCAATGGGTGTTGGTGTTGCCGGTGCCCTGGTGGACGTGTCAGCGGACGCGAAACTGGATGCGAACATCCAGTATTCGTGGGGTCGCAGGTCAGAGTTTGACGAAGCGGACGCTGGCCGGTTCTCGTTCACCCTCGACAATCGGACGGGCCGCTACACCCCCGGCAACCCGCTGAGCACGCTTGCCACCAAGCTAACTGAGGGGATGGCTGTGTCGTGGTCGTGTGGTGGACGTTTGCGGGCAGGCACCATTTTGTCAATGTCTCCCACCTTCCCTAAGGGAGAGGCTGCGTTTGCAGAAGTTTTGGTGACCTGTGACGACATGCTGGGCAGTGCTGGTCGTCGGCGTCTGGTTTCTCCGTTCACCGCTGCAATGGTGTTGGGCGCAAGCCCCTACTTGTATTACCGGTTTGACGATCCTGCCGGTGCCGTTGTTGCTGCTGAAACTTCGGGCCGCAACCAACCACCGTTTGGCAGGTTCCGCACAAACGACGTGTTCGGTAACGACGGCTTTCGGGCGATCGGATCTGACACTCAACTGTTGGCAGCGTTAACTGTTGGGCAAACGTTGCCGACAGCTCCGGCGTTTCTTTCGGGCGTACCGGTCGCGCAAAACACGTACACCACCATTGACTATGCGGCAGGGTCAATGGGCGTTTGGGGTGTGTGGATGACCCCAACAAGTGCGGCGTCTGATTGCCTTATCACTGTTTCGGTGAATGGTTTGTTAACTCCACCGTTGACGTTTGGGTTGAAGCAAAACTTTGGGCCTAAGTTTTTTATCACCAATGGGGCGGCGGGCGACTTCCTCAGTGCGGTTCCTGCAACTATTGGCGTTGCCCGCTATTTGCAAATTGTGGTGACGTATACCGGTTCAACGTCGATCACTTACGCCTTTTTTGTGGACGGCGTGTTCCAGGTGTCACGCAACTTTCTCAACTTTGGTGCCGCACCCAACGGGTTATCAACCAACTTTGCGCGCACGCCGAACCGTATCGACATTTTGAACAACTCTGGCTCGGCGCTGATTTCGCATCTGTCGCACACGCCCGCTCCTGTAAACGAGTGGGCGTTCAACAATGCAAACGCGGCAGGCGTGTTCGCTTTGGTTGATGGAACGGTGTCGGACGTGACGCTTGCCGCGTTGCCGTCGGCTCTGGCACCGGCACGCATCGAACCGCCGAACGCTGGCAGCGCGTTGGATGCATTGAACCAAATCGTCACCACGGAGCAGGGTGAAATTTACAGTGAAGTGACTGGAACCTTTTTGGCTCCGGTTGAGCGGTTGCGGGTTCGGGAGCGCACACGTCCGGCTGCGGTCATGTCGTCGTGGAGTGCAAGTGGTGAAATTGAGGGGGCACCAGATTTCGTCCGCGACATTACCAACATGGCAGCCGCTGTCACCGCGTCCGGGCCGTTCGATGACGTGCTGTTTTTCGATCCCACCCTGACCTCCCGTCTTGGTTCTGCAAACGTTTCTGAGTCTGTGTTGAACGTTGACAATTCAGACTTGCTGCTGTTTGCGCAGGATCGTTTGCAGCGGGGCGCCAACGTGCAACTGCGCATTGCGTCGTTGACAATTGATGCGATGACGACACCCACAAACCGCAATGCGGAACTTCTCGCGTTGATTCCCGGCGATCGTCACCGGGTCATCAACTTGCCGCAAGCACAGCTCGGTTTTGCTTCCTGGGATGGGTGGTTGCTGGGTGCGACGGAGACACACAACGAGCGTGAACATAAGTTCACGTTGTACTTCAAGCCCGTTGTCCCGATCGGTGTTTACGGGTTCACCCCGTACATGGCTGATGGGGCGTTGTCGCTGTCGGCTGGTGTGACTGCGTCGGCGACGTCTATGAGTGTTGCCACGTCAACTCCTTTGGCGCGACTTGAGACGGCGGAATTCCCGTACAACCTCATTGTTGGTGCGGAGCAGGTGACGGTGACGGCGTGCACGACGGCATCCCCGCAAGTGATGACGGTGGTTCGTGGTGTGAATGGTACGAGCGCGGCGGCACATTCGGGCGGCGCTTTGCTTGAGGTTGCCGTGCCCTCTCTGTACAACTTTTGAAACCTTTTTGCACACCATCCGCGTCGTGCGGGGTATTGGAGTAAATCATGGCGTTACCTGCAACCGTTGGCGGCAACATCACTGCTGCTGACATCAACACTCTTTCCGCTTTTCCGGTTGCAAACTTTGCAGCGTTGCCGACGGTTGGCAACTTTGTTGGCCGTCAGATTGCCACGCTTGATACTGGTGTCACGCATCGGTGGAATGGTGCGGCGTGGCGGGCTGACGGCGGCATTTATGTTGACTTCACCCCGCTTTGGCCGAACATAACTGTAGGTAACGCTACCGTCAATCAGGGGCGAGTAAGTCGCATTGGCAACACCGTCAACTTTTATGCCCGACTGCGGTTTGGGACAACAACCGCTATGGGCGTCAACCCATTTTTTATATTGCCTATCTCTCAAGCCAACCCATCCTCCAATGGCATGTTCCAACTTGAACTATTGAACAACTTTGACAACTGGTACGCGGGCCATGCGGCTTTCACTGGCACAACTGACTTTATTAGTTTGAACGCTTTTGGCACCGGCGCTGCCAACATGCAACCGACTACTATTACCCCCACCGTGCCGTTTACTTGGAATAACGATGATTGGATCAAAGTTTCTGGCACATACGAAGCCATCGCCTAATGCCATTCCATCCAGCACGAAGCAACAATCGAAAGGGGCACTAATGGGCGACACCGACGAGCCAGTAGTTGAGGCCGAAGAATACGAATATGAAAGCGAAGAAGAAACACCCACAGACCTCGGCGAAGTGACTGAGGGCGAGATCACAACTGAGGAGGTGCCAGCATGAGCGGCTTCATTCTTCCCGCCTGGCATATTACGTCTCCGTTTGGTGTGCGCGTGAACCCTGTTACGGGTGCGCGACGCTTGCACGCGGGTGCTGACTTTGGTCAAGATTCCGCCGTAGCTATCAAAGCGGTAGCACCAGGCACGGTCGAGTCCAAAGGCGTCAACTTAGACAAGCGCAGCGGCTACGGCCATTGGGTGCGCGTGCGCAACTTTGACGGCTCTCGCGCCATGTACTCCCACATGGTCGCCGCATCCCCACTGGCTGTCGGCCAGGGTGTCGATCACAGTACGACGGTCGGCAATGTTGGTTCGACTGGTGCTTCGACCGGCCCGCATCTGCATTTAGAGATCATCGTCAACGGCACGCCTGTTGACCCGATCCCTTACGCGCACGCGCGGCCTGTCCCTGTGACTCCCCCACCTGCTCCGACCCCGGGCGGGCGTGTGCATGTTGTCGCTCGCGGTGAAAGCCTGAGCGGTATTGCTGGGAAGTACGGCACCACCTGGCAAGCGTTGTATGCGGCGAACCGTGCAGTCATCGGCGGTAACCCGAACCGGATCTTTGCCGGACAAGCGTTGGTTGTTTCTGGTGCCGCACCTGCCCCGGCTCCTGCTCCTGCTCCTGCTCCTGTGCAGCGCGTGCATGTTGTTGCTCGTGGTGAAAGCTTGAGCAAAATTGCAGCCAAATATGGCACCACTTGGCAACGCATTTTTGCTGACAACCGTGGCGTCATTGGTGGCGATGCGAACAAGATTTTTGCGGGCCAGCGACTTTCGATTAAATAAGTAACCCTCTGAGTCCCGGAGGGGGGCCGACGTGAGCACAGACATTACGGCGACGATGAAACCGCAAGACCAAATCATCTACCTACTGGGCCAAATCCAAGGGGAAGTGAAGTCACTCCACGCAAGTGTGGAGGCGGGCAATTCACGTCAAGCATCCATCAACGCGTCAACGTCGGCTGACATTGCCGCACTACGCACACGCATTGAAGAACACGGGGAACTGTTAGCCGTGTTGAAAGCTCACGCCGTCCCGCGCATGACATGGCCGCAACTGGTCACCGGGTTCGCCGCAGTGGGTGCACTCATCCTGTCCATCCGCACGTTGTTTCCCGTTGTTTAGAAAGGCACCCATGATTCAGGAATATGCGAAGTTTGTGGCCGCTCTACTCGGTGCGGTTGCTGTGTCGTTTGCCGGTTTGATCCCGGAAGCGTATGCACCGTGGATTCAAGCCGTCATCGCGTTGGCCGCTGCCGTGTCCGTGTTGGTCATCCCCAACCGTCCGCAGGTGTCCGAGTGAGCGGCGACAAGGTGGGCGAATACACGTGCCCCATCGATCCGGCTGACCAGACGCAGTGCGACAGCTGCCAGTAGGTAACTGAATGCAAAGTGGCCCCGGCCTCACCACCCTTCACGGGTTGTGGGTCGGGGCCGTTTTTTGCGTGCCCAGGAGGTTACGCGGCAACACCTAAACGAACAGGCGCAACCCGTGAAGCAAACGCCGTGCCAGCCGCGACCGCCCGCAACCCGTTCACCCCTGGATGCAAATAGCGTTGCGTCGTTGCCATACTCGAATGACCAAGCATTAGTTGGACGCTGCGCAGATCACCGGTGGCTTTGTAGGCGGCAGTGGCGCCCGCGTGCCTGAGTGAGTGCGGGTTGCATCCGGTCAGTCGGGTCATGATTTTGTTGACACTTGCGGAGTGCATGTGCCCGCTGATGCGTCCGGGGAAGTAGTAGCCGCGACCCTGAATGCGTTCCAGTGTGAGCAGTGCATGCATGAGGTCTTCGTTGCAGTACACGACCCGTTCTTTGTCACCCTTGCCGATGATGCGCAACTCGTCATTGGTGCGCTGGCTTGTGTGCAAGGTGGTCAGTTCGGTCAGGCGCAGGCAGGCAAATCGGGCTAGGTAAATCATGGCCGTCTGCCATTCGTCGGCAACGATGAGCGCGTTTTGCAGTACGTCGTCGGCGGCAACGCGGGCAACCTTCACCGGGACCGTGATTGGTGTCAGGTCTGCGGCGGGGTTGAATGTCACGTTGCCGGTACGGTCAGCCCAACGGTAAAAAGATCGGTAGCTTGAGCGCAACGATTTTCTGGACTCTGCCGAGTGCCTGTCACGTCGGGCGGCAAGCATTTGCTCAAGCTGCGCAGTAGTCACTGTGGTGAGGTTGTAATGGCGGCTCAATTGTGTGAGGTGGGTGGTGCGTAGTT